GGCCACTTAGCCGCCAGTATTAATAGTGAAGTTTTAATAAACCCAGCTGTGAGTATTGGTTATGTAGGTACTAGCAAGCTTTACGCTGAAGCCGTAGAGCTTGGCACTAAACCACATATGCCACCAATTGAACCCTTAGTGAATTGGGTTGAGGCGGTGCTTAGCCTTGAAGGTGATGAAGCAGAACGAGTAGCGACATTGATTGCATTGAAAATTAATGCGCGTGGTACGACTGGCAAGTTGATGTTTAAAGAAGGCCTTGAGGCCAGTGAGCCATATATACAGGCACGGTTTAACGAAGCAATGAAGTTGATGATTAATAAGTTGGGTGGCGCAAATGCTTAACCAGGTAAGAACGGCGATTTTGAATGTGCTCAATAGTGCAAATGTAGGCACCTTTTATAAAAAAGAGCGCTTTAGCAAAAACACTCAAGAACTCAAAGCCATGTATGCCCAAGGTGATGCTATTAGTGGCGGGTATATCCGTTTAAAGCGCCGTAAACGCCAAAACCCGTACGCCTCTAGAACAACGGTTGCTTATACCTTTGATGTGGTTTTTTTAAAGAGCTTTGTAGATGACGAAGACAGCCAAGAGCACTTTGAAAATGCCATTGAATCTTTAGATGACGCATTTGCAGGTGATCCATTACTTAATGATTTGGTTGATGACCTGGACGAAGGCGACGACACAGGGCTGATTTTAGATGACCACTCGCCAGTGATGTTCTGTGGTGTGTTGTGTCATCAGGCGCGCATGCGTTTAACAGTGAATGTAAGTAGTTAGGAGAGCAGCATGAACGAAAAGCCAAGCCAAGGCGGCAGCTATATAAAAGACGCCAAAGGTAAGTTGAAGCTCGTGGCCAGAACACAGCCTGAGAGCACAGCTAAAAAGCAAGCGAACAAAGTTGAAGACAAAGGTGCAAGCAAATGAAATGGTCACAAACCAGCCTATTAGCGGCAATTGAACAAACTTATGGCACGTTGCCTGGTGCAATGCTTGCCATGCTAACTAAAGATATTGAGCTACGCCCACTTGAAGGTGAGGAAGTTGAGCGCGGTTTAAATACGCCTTACTTAGGTGCTGAAGAAAGCATGTTTACGAATGAATATGCGGGTATCAGTTTTAAAGTTGAACTAGTAGGCAGTGGCACATTAGGCGTTGCCCCAGCGTGGGGGCCATTGATGCGCGCGTGTGGTATGGCTGAGGTTATTGTGGCTGATACCAGTGTTGAGTACACACCAATTTCAGATGCGCCTGAATCAGTGGCTATGCACTTTCAAATTGGCCGCAATAAACACACCTTGTTGGGTGCACAAGGCAATGTGAGTATTGAGCTTGAAAAAGGCATTCCTTATTTATCGTTCGATTTTAAAGGCCTTTATGTTGCACCTGAAGATAACGAATTACCAACCGCCGACTTTAGTGCATGGCCTAAACCTATTCCGCTTGGCGCAGGACGCACCACTGACTTTTTATTACATGGCTTCGAAGTTGTGCCGTCGAAACTTAGCATCGATGCAGGCAACGAAGTGGAGTTTGATCCAACGCTTACTACGGCAAAGATTGAGTTTTTAGACCGCGCAATGTCTGGCTCGGTCAATATTGCTGCGCCTAATGTGGCTGATATTGACTTTTTTACTCGAGCAAAAGATTCGACAACCGGCAATCTGCAAATTAAGCACGGCCCTGCAGGTGGTCACCGCGTAACGATTAGCTGCCCTAAAGTGCAAGTGAAGCAGCCTAAATATGTTGAGCGCACTAAAAAGGCAGAGCTTGAAATGGCCTTAGCTATTTTACCGCAAACAGGCAATGACGAGTTTAGCCTGTTACTTGATTAATTCGTTTTAAAACACTTTTACACCAGGAGAAAACAATGGCTTTTTCAATTGTGACAATGCAGAACGTGCAAGTTAAGCAGCCCGTTAAGTTTACGTTTGATGGCAACAGCCACGAGTTTACCGCTCAATTTAAGCTACTTGATGATGACGCAAACGAAGCGCTTGCCGAAAGTGGCGACCACGAAATGATTAAGCGCGTGCTCGTTGGCTGGGGTGATGACTTTGTTGATGAAGGTAATGAGCCATTGCCATTTAACGATGACAACTTAGCTAAATGTTTAAAGGTGAGTTGGTGGCGAACTGCTGTGCTTGATGCCTATTTTATTGCAGTGGCTGTGGCTGGCAGAAAAAACTACTAGAGGCTGCCCGTTATTGGGTAGCCGACGAACACCCGGACACCAAACATTTACTTGAAGTTTTAACCCAGCAAAAAGCACCAAAGGAAGTCATTGACCAAGTAAAAGCGCAAAACAAAGAGAAAAATTTTGATTTGTACAGCTGTAATGCTGAAGCAGTAAATGCGTTTTTAATGGTTGAAACACAATGGCAAGGAGAAGGACGCGGCCTTGATTATGGCAATGCTGAAGTCGCTTGGCGGCTAGCTGGGTTAAACATTACCCCTGATATTTTTAAAAAAATTCAGGTGTTAGAAGTAGAAGCAATGAACGCAGCACGAGAGCAGCATGAGCAGATATAACTTAAGTTTAAAAGTACTGTACGATGGCAAAGCAATTAGCCAGGGTACGCGTACGAATACAAACGATATACGCTCGTTACAACGACAAGCGCAGCAGCAAGTTACGCAAAATCGTGCGCTTGAGTCTAGTAATAATAGTGTTGCCCGCAGTTATACCAGCCTTGCCACCGCTGTTGGTGGCTTTATGGCTCTTAATTTTGCACAGCAGCAAGTGCAAAACATTGGCCAAATCCAACTACTTAATGCCCGTTTGCAAGGGCTAACCACTTCAAGCCAAGAATACGCCCAAGTGCAGAATTACTTGATAGCAACAAGTAATAAGCATAGCCAAGTGTATTCAGCTATGGCTGATAGCTATACAAAATTACTCGCGCTTAGACGTTCTGGAATTGTGACTGACACTGAGAGTAAGCAATTGCTTGAGGGAATGAGCAATGTGTCTAAACAGTTAGGTGCAACAACAGCTCAATTGTCACAGAGTTTATTTGGTATGGCTCAAGGCTTTACAGCGGGCACTTTACGCGCAGAAGAACTTAACCAAGTAACTGAGCCTTTACCTGGTTTATTGCAAAGCTTAGATAAAGCGGCGGGCCTTGTATCCGGTGGATTTAGGCAAATGGTTGTTGATGGGAAAGTTAGCAGCCAATTCTTTAAAGAAACGCTTATTAAGGCTTTTGATGATTATGAAGGTGCAGCAGAGCGTATTGCAGGCACTATTCCTGCAGCGCTTAATCGAACTCAAACAGCCTATGAGCAATTAGTTAATCGTATTGAGCAGCCTGTTAGTGCAGCACTAGTGCCAACAATTGATACGGTGACAAGTGTTTTAAAAGAGCTAACAACTAATCAAGAGCTTGTTGAAGACATAACAACTGCAGCTACTGCGCTGGCTATTGTTATTGGTGGGCGATTAGCGACCAGCTTAACAGTAAGTGCAGCTGGCATGACCAGAGCAACAATAGCTAAAGCTCGACTCGCTCAAGAAACAGTAAAAAATACAGCTGCAGAGCTTGCTTCAGCTCAAGCAAATATGCGTAAAGTGCAAACTTTGGTTGCAATGACTGGCGCGGCAAATGTGTTAGGCCCTGCAAAAGCACGGTTAACTGCTGCAACGGTTGCGCATACAGCTGCTGTACGCAGTTCGAATATAGCAATGCGTGCACTAGGCGGCACTATGGGTCTTTTAGGTGGCCCAGCTGGTTTAATTATGTTGGCTGCTTGGGGGATTTATGAATTTGCATCAAATGCGGACGATGCAACTGATTCTGTAAATAAACTTAAAGACGCAAGTAAAGATTTAAGCCCATATGCAAACTTAACCGGTAAACAAGCGCAAGGCTTATTGTTGCTAGCTCAAGGGCGTTTAAAAGGTGCAATTCAGCTCGCAGATGAAGCAAGGCAACGTTTCAATAATCCGTTCTTAAAGGGCAAGTTTGAAGATGTTGAAGCAGCAGAAAAACGTGTAACTGATCTTAAAAATGAGATAGTTGCTTTACAGGCTGTTGTAGGGAAAAGCACGACTAAGAAGCCTGAACAAGGCCAAAGCCCAAATGACCTTTCTGCTTTTCAAAAAGCGAATGCCTCTTACCAGCAGCGCTTAGCCTTACTTGGCAAAAACACTGAGCTTGAAAAACTTAATTATGAAATTGCCAGCGGTAAATACGCCAAGTTATTACCCCAGCAACAACAAGAACTGCGTAACCTTGCCAGCTTAATTGATGAAAAAAACAAACAAGCGGATATTGAAAAAGACTTTACGCAGTTAACAGAAGACCTATTGACTGAAGAAGACCGTATTCGTCAGTCTTATACTCGTCGTACAGAAATAGCTAGAAATGCCCTCGATGAGCAAGGCAAAGACTCTGCACGTTATGCTGAAATTGAGCTACAGCTTCGCCAGCAACGTGATGCAGCATTAGAAAAACTTGAATCAGACAAACAAGCGCGTGAAATACAGCGCCAGAATGAAGCCCGCCAACGTGAAGACCAAATTCGTCGTGATAGATATGAAACTGAAATTGCTGAGTTGCAAGGGTTTCATAGCCGTATTGAAGCTGAAGAGGCTGCGCATGAAGACCGTAAACGCGCTGTTCAACTTAGATATGCAGGTAACTATGGCCAAGTAGTCCAGCAGTTTGTTGATTTTGATCGTGCCAGTGGTAATGACCGTGTTGCCATTGGTTTAGAAATTGGTGAGAACCTAGCTGGCCAATATGCAACGCACAGTAAAAAGGCTTTTAAAGTTCAGCAAACACTGAATATTGCTAAAGCTTTAATGAGTACTTACACAGCTGCAGCTGCGGCACTTGAATTGGGGCCAATTGCTGGACCAATTGCTGCAGGAGTAATTACTGGCCTTGGTTTGGCTCAAGTTAAATCTATAAAAGATCAAAAACCACCTGGTTTCCAATATGGCGGTTACACCAATAGTAACAAGCTGATTGAAATTGGTGAGCGCAATACGCCTGAGCTTGTTGAGCTAAATGGCAAACACTATTTGGCAGGGGGTAATGGTGGCCGTGTGTTTAACCCTAGCCAAATGAAAGCGGCAGG